TTAATCAAATATGCTCATAGCTTGATGTTTTTTATCAGTATATAAATGAGAGTACGTTTGAATTGTTTCTGTAATGTTAGAATGCCTCATTAATTCCATTAATAAATACATATCTACACCATTATTAATTAAATAGCTAGCGTACGAGTGTCTTAAATGGTGTATTTTTAGATTCGGGAATACAGATTTAAAATGATACGAATAAGTAACGTATCTAATAGGTTCTATACCCCCGAATATAAAATAGTTTTCGTCAAAATATTTATATCTTTTAGAAGATTCATTATACATGTTTTTAAGCATCTCTCTAATTAAATTTGGTACAGGTATTATCCCTTTAGAGCTTTCTTTTTTTAGATTATATTCAATTTTTCTATTACTTAAATTGATTTTCTTATTTACGTCAATTTCGCCTTTTATTTTATCGTAATCTTTCCACTGCAAAGCTAAAGCTTCTCCTATTCTAAGACCAGAATAAAATAACAGTCTAGTTAGCTGACGAGAAGTATCATTTGTGATTTGTTCTACTTTTTCATCAAATTCTTCACGAGTGATAAATTTAGCTTGTGGTTTTGTTCTGGGAATAGGAGTTACCGATAATGTGGGGTCGTATAAGAGCTTGTAATGCTTTTTGGCGTAATTGATAACTGCTTTAAAACCTGCCCACACAGATCGTGCATAGTCAACAGAAAGACCTGCATCGTTTAACAAATAATTCCTGAAAGCAGTACATTGCGTAGTAGTGATTTTGCCAATAGGGATATTTCCGAACCTTTCTTTTATGTGAGTATTATATTCTGTAGTTCGCTTTTCTATTGAGCGTGCAGAAAGATTTTCATTTTTTAAACGATCAAAAAATATATATTCAAAGGGTTGATTGTCCGAGTATCCATATTTAACATTTTGTATAAATTCGCTTTCAGCTAGTTTGGCATCTTTCTTACGTTCAAACCCACGCTTCATTTTTCGTTTGTTATTACCGTATACATCTTTATATCTAATGGAAAAATACCATTTACCTGTATTACCATCCTTATATACTGACATTTTACTTCTCCCTCCTCAAAATTGGCAAAAAATAATAAGGGTAGGCGGGCTACCCTAAAAATCATTAAATTATATCCAACCAAAACCTTTAGCTATTGTGAATCCTAAACCAACAATACCAATAGTCCAACTTATAATGGTATTCCTGTTTTGTTTTGCTTCTCTTTCTAATTCTTTATTATTTTCTAGCAACATATTTTTTACATCAAAATTACTTGGTAGCTTACTAATAGAATTTTGCGTTTCGATACGTAAATTATTGATATTTGTATTCAATTCAGAACGTAAACTGTTCATATTATTGTTCATGTCAGTTCTCATAGCACGCATCTCATCTTTGAACTCTCTCATACTATTATTGAATTCGTCTCTTGTTACGTAATTGCCCATATTACCACCTCCGGAATCATCGTTTTCATTTAATTCCATTATATCATCTTTCTGGTTTTCAGTATCTAAATTGAAGTTAACCGGAACATTATTGTTCGGAAATCTTCTTTTTAAAAACTCTTCATGTGGAGTAGGCATTAAGTTAGTCATTATTTATCTCCTTACGATGATATATAGGTATTTTTGTACTTAATATTTCATTGTGTTGCGACCACGTCATCCAGTTCATAAATGTTTCTTTATCGATTTTCTCTTTATCAACTTCTTCTGGCAAAACTAATATCTTTAACTGTTGATAGATATTAGTAAAATCATAACTTCTATTATTCGGTTCGAACTTATATAGTGTGAATTGAATAGTTTCATATGATTTTTTCATGGTTTCACTATTTAACTTTAATGTCCAAAAATTACGTAAATCAAAACCAATACCTCCGACTTTATCATACAAAAGAATCATCAAATATAATTCGTTTTTATCACTATATGGATTATTAATTCTATCTAAACCACTTAATGTAAAGCGCACGCCTAGTTCTGCATGCTCATATAGTAAAGAGAAATCTAATAATGGGTCATGCTCTGTTTTTCCTGTTTGACCTATGTAAAATTGTAAATTGCTTAACATAGGGCGTATATCAATATCGCTATTTGGAACGTTCATTCTATTTCCTCCTCACGCCACACAGGCACTATTAATCTTCCTTCTTTCTTATTGAAAAAATAAAAAAGATGATTGGGATGCTTAACATTAATGGAAAAAATATGACTATTGGTAATGACAGTACCGCCATATATAAGAAGAATTTATCAAAATTATATTTTCTCATTTTCATTTCTCCTTTGCTTACTTTATATATTAAAGCGCCACATAGGCGCTATTAATCACAATACAACTTTGCCCATTACTTTAATATTACTAAACGAAGCGACTTTGATATCATCATACTTCGGATTTAGAGATACCAAATTAATATAGTCTTCGCATATATCTACACGCTTGATAAGACTTACTCCATCTAATACAACGAGTGCAATTGTACCATCTTTAATAGAATCTTCTTTCTTAATAAAAGCGTATGTTCCTTGTTTTAACATAGGTTCCATTGAATCACCATTAACTAAAATACAAAAATCAGCATTTGATGGCGTTTCGTCTTCTTTAAAAAATACTTCTTCATGCAATATGTCATCATATAATTCTTCTCCTATGCCAGCACCAGTTGCACCACATGCAATATACGATACTAGTTTAGACTCTTTATATTCATCTATAGAAGTGACTTTATTCTGTTCATCTAATTGCTCATTTGCGTAGTTAAGTACGTTTTTTTGTCTTGGAGGCGTGAGTTTACTGTATATGGAAGTGATGTCGTTTTTTTTATTATTTCTTGTAGGAAACAAATCATCGATACTGATATTTAAAATATGAGCAATTTCAAACAAATCATCTTGTTTAGGAGTTCTGTACCCTGTCTCATAATTTGAAATAGTAGCCTTTTTAGTGTTGAGTTTTTCTCCAAGTTGATCTTGAGTTAAGTTCAATTTGGTTCTATAGTATCTGATTTTATTGCCTATAAATTTCGCTAATTCTTTTTTATCCATTTTCTTACCTCCTTAAATTTACCTATAGTATAACCCAATTATTTTTGGTATTCAACAAAAAAATACACGAAAAGCAAACTTTTATGTTGACTCAAGTACACGTATCGTGTATAGTTAGTTTTGTAAGCGGGAGGTGACAACATGCAATGGAATTTAATAAAGTTGAGAAAAGAAAGAAAGTGTACTCAAGAAGATTTAGCAAACCTCTTGAATATATCAACTGAAGGTTATCGTTTAAAGGAATTAGGAAAGCATCAATTTAAGAATGATGAGATGTTTATTATCGCTGATTTTTTTGACGAAAATATTGGAGATATTTTTTTACCCACAAAGTACACGAAACGCAAACAAACATCTTAAAAGGAGGAACTACAAATGGAAGAAACAATCAAACATTTTTTAGAATTTAGAAAGCAATTCACACCTGCACAGTGGCACGAAATCAACAGAATTATTGACGGACAATTTAGTAAAAAAGCCGCCGAGCTACAACTCGACGACCAAGATGTTGAGGTTATTAAAAATATTATTACTCAACAAAAGATTATGAAGTAACAATTTGAATAAAAGTTATTCAAAAATCACGAAAGGAAGATACAAAATGATGCTGACCAACACACTACTAGCAATTCACTTTTTCATGAATTTAGCGATATTAATTATGCTCGTAAGAATCGGTAGAGATTAACTTATACTTTTTAAGTTTGTTTATTCGTTGATTAGAAACAATCTTTATAAACGCAGGTTCTAATTCGAATTTATATAAAAACTCTGATGACGAATTAGCTATCATAACTTCTGGTTTATCTAATTGTTTATCGATTGGAGCATGCAAATAACTTGGATTATATATACCGAGAGATGAATATTCATCAGATTCCAATACTACGTTAATAGGTGTTAAAACATTTTTGTTTTTATCTAAAAATATTAATTCTTCTAAAGTATGAGTTCTAGACGAGTCATTAGCGACGACAAAATTTAATTCTACAAAATTATTTTCATAGTAGAAATTAAGATCGCTAATAACAAAACTGAACTTATTTTGAGAACGAGTATAAAAAATTGAGTATGCAGATAGACCTAAAGCTAGAAAAGCTACAACGTTTGAAAACAAAGTAGATTGTATGAATTCCATAAGAATAACCACCTTAAATATTTGATAACAACATTATACATGAAAGGAGCATAAATATTATGCAAGCATTACAAACAAAATCGAACATCGGAGAAATGTTCAATATTCAAGAAAAAGAAAATGGAGAAATCGCAATCAGCGGTCGAGAACTTCATCAAGCATTAGAAGTTAAGACAGCATATAAAGATTGGTTTCCAAGAATGCTTAAATACGGATTTGAAGAAAATACAGATTACACAGCTATCGCTCAAAAAAGAGCAACAGCTCAAGGCAATATGACTCACTATATTGACCACGCACTCACACTAGACACTGCAAAAGAAATCGCAATGATTCAACGTAGTGAACCTGGCAAACGTGCAAGACAATACTTCATCCAAGTTGAAAAAGCATGGAATAGCCCAGAAATGATTATGCAACGTGCTTTAAAAATTGCTAACAACACAATCAATCAATTAGAAACAAAGATTGAACGTGATAAACCAAAAATTGTATTTGCAGATGCAGTAGCTACTACTAAGACATCAATTTTAGTTGGAGAGTTAGCAAAGATCATTAAACAAAACGGTATAAACATCGGGCAACGCAGATTGTTTGAGTGGTTACGTCAAAACGGATTCCTTATTAAACGCAAGGGTGTGGATTATAACATGCCTACACAGTATTCAATGGAACGTGAGTTATTCGAAATTAAAGAAACATCAATCACACATTCGGACGGTCACACATCAATTAGTAAGACGCCAAAAGTAACAGGCAAAGGACAACAATACTTTGTTAATAAGTTTTTAGGAGAAAAATAAAAATCTTAATAGGAGGAATTATCAATGAACACACTATACAAAACAACCCTCCTCATCACAATGGCAGTTGTGACGTGGAAGGTTGTAAAGATTGAGAAAAACACAAGATTTAAACTTAGAAATTTTGATTATCCAAAAATTAATAATGCTCAGAGCAAATCATTGTTGGATATTGCTAGTCACGATCTAAAAGATATTTAACTGTATTCAAAATTTTCATATCTTGTTGAGCTTTTAAGCTTTCGTATAAAGCTATTGAATAAATAATTTCGTAAGATACGTTTTCAGGAGCATCTTCTTTCAACTTATTTATTCTATCTCTAAAAAAGTCACTGTCACCACCGAATTCTTTTTCGGCTTGATTACTAAGTTCACCAAAGAAATTTTGAAAATCATTAAATTCCATACTTATCACCTCCTTTCACTAGGAGATAACTAAATTATACACAACACAAAAATAAAAAGGAGGAATAGATATGATAAAAAATAGTTTGCAAGCTAAAGAACTTGCAGTAATTTTATCTGTTTCTAAATCCAAAGCAGGACAAATAATAAGAGAACTGAATAAAGAGCTTGAAGACGAAGGTTACATTGCGATTCGAGGCAGAATACCAGTCCAATTAGCTAGAGAAAAATTCCCTTATCACGGCTTGTCAGACGAAAGAATAATGGAGGCGTTGAAAAAAGAAAATGAGTAACATTTATAAAAGCTATCTATTAGCAGTATTATGCTTCACAGTCTTAGCGATTGTACTCATGCCGTTTCTATACTTCACTACAGCGTGGTCAATTGCGGGATTCGCAAGTATCGCAACATTCATATTTTATAAAGAATACTTTTATGAAGAATAAAAAAACTGCTACTTGCGCCAACAAGTAACAGTATCAAACAAAACACTTAAGAAAAAATTCATGTTCAATATAAAACGAAAAACGGAGGAAGTCAAGATGTATTACGAAATAGGCGAAATCATACGCAAAAATATTCATGTTAACGGATTCGATTTTAAGCTATTCATTTTAAAAGGTCATATGGGCATATCAATACAAGTTAAAGATATGAACAACGTACCAATTAAACATGCTTATGTCGTAGATGAGAATGACTTAGATATGGCATCAGACTTATTCAACCAAGCAATAGATGAATGGATTGAAGAGAACACAGACGAACAGGACAGACTAATTAACTTAGTCATGAGATGGTAGGAGGTCGCTATGAAGCAGACTGTAACTTATCTAATCAAGCATAAAGATGAAAATCTATTTATTACAAACCGACCAACCGAAGTGAACGATACAGTGAAGTATTCAACTGATATGCGAGACGCAAGAGAATTCGACGGACTAGACAAAACTGTTATTGATATGTCTAAGCACAAAGCAATCAAGAAAACAGTGACAGAAACAATTGAGTATGAGGAGGTAGAACATGACTGAGGAAAAACAAGAACCACAAGAAAAAGTAAGCATACTCAAAAAACTAAAGATAAATAATATCGCTGAGAAAAATAAAAGGAAATTCTATAAATTTGCAGTATACGGAAAAATTGGCTCAGGAAAAACCACGTTTGCTACAAGAGATAAAGACGCTTTCGTCATTGACATTAACGAAGGTGGAACAACGGTTACTGACGAAGGATCAGACGTAGAAATCGAGAACTATCAACACTTTGTTTATGTTGTAAATTTTTTACCTCAAATTTTACAGGAGATGAGAGAAAACGGACAAGAAATCAATGTTGTAGTTATTGAAACTATTCAAAAACTTAGAGATATGACATTGAATGATGTGATGAAAAATAAGTCTAAAAAACCAACGTTTAATGATTGGGGAGAAGTTGCTGAACGAATTGTCAGTATGTACAGATTAATAGGAAAACTTCAAGAAGAATACAAATTCCACTTTGTTATTACAGGTCATGAAGGTATCAACAAAGATAAAGATGATGAAGGTAGCACTATCAACCCTACTATCACTATTGAAGCGCAAGAACAAATTAAAAAAGCTATTACTTCTCAAAGTGATGTGTTAGCTAGGGCAATGATTGAAGAATTTGATGATAACGGAGAAAAGAAAGCTAGATATATTCTAAACGCTGAACCTTCTAATACGTTTGAAACAAAGATTAGACATTCACCTTCAATAACAATTAACAATAAGAAATTTGCAAATCCTAGCATTACGGACGTAGTAGAAGCAATTAGAAATGGAAACTAAAAATTAATTAAAAGGACGGTATTTAATTATGAAAATCACAGGACAAGCGCAATTTACTAAAGAAACAAATCAAGAAAAGTTTTATAACGGCTCAGCAGGGTTTCAAGCTGGAGAATTCACAGTGAAAGTTAAAAATATTGAATTCAATGATAGAGAAAATAGATATTTCACAATCGTATTTGAAAATGATGAAGGCAAACAATATAAACATAATCAATTTGTACCGCCGTATAAATATGATTTTCAAGAAAAACAATTGATTGAATTAGTTACTCGATTAGGTATTAAGTTAAATCTTCCTAGCTTAGATTTTGATACCAATGATCTTATTGGTAAGTTTTGTCACTTGGTATTGAAATGGAAATTCAATGAAGATGAAGGTAAGTATTTTACGGATTTTTCATTTATTAAACCTTACAAAAAGGGCGATGATGTTGTTAACAAACCTATTCCGAAGACAGATAAGCAAAAAGCTGAAGAAAATAACGGGGCACAACAACAAACATCAATGTCTCAACAAAGCAATCCATTTGAAAGCAGTGGCCAATTTGGATATGACGACCAAGATTTAGCGTTTTAAGGTGTGGTTTAAATGCAATACATTACAAGATACCAGAAAGACAATGACGGCACTTATTCCGTCGTTGCTACTGGTGTTGAACTTGAACAAAGTCACATTGACTTACTAGAAAACGGATATCCACTAAAAGCAGAAGTAGAGGTTCCGGATAATAAAAAACTATCTATAGAACAACGCAAAAAAATATTCGCAATGTGTAGAGATATAGAACTTCACTGGGGCGAACCAGTAGAATCAACTAGAAAATTATTACAAACAGAATTGGAAATTATGAAAGGTTATGAAGAAATCAGTCTGCGTGACTGTTCAATGAAAGTCGCAAGGGAGTTAATAGAACTGATTATAGCGTTTATGTTTCATCATCAAATACCTATGAGTGTAGAAACGAGTAAGTTGTTAAGCGAAGATAAAGCGTTATTATATTGGGCTACAATCAACCGCAACTGTGTAATATGCGGAAAGCCTCACGCAGACCTGGCACATTATGAAGCAGTCGGCAGAGGCATGAACAGAAACAAAATGAACCACTATGACAAACATGTATTAGCGTTATGTCGCGAACATCACAACGAGCAACATGCGATTGGCGTTAAGTCGTTTGATGATAAATACCACTTGCATGACTCGTGGATAAAAGTTGATGAGAGGCTCAATAAAATGCTGAAAGGAGAAAACAATGGGAGAAGTATCATGGATAAAACTTAAAGTTGGCATGTTTGATGACAGCAAAATCAAATATATCGAAGCTTTACCCGAAAGAGATACGATCATAACCATTTGGGTTAAGCTGCTAACTTTATCAGGAAAGTACAACGAACAAGGTTACATTATGTTATCTGAAAACTTGCCGTATAACGAAGAAATGTTAGCAAATGAGTTTAGCCGACCTATTAACTCAATAAGGTTAGCAATTCAAACTTTTGAGACATTGGGCATGATTGAAAAAGTTAATGGTGTCATAAAAGTGACAAACTGGGAAAAGCACCAAAACATCGAAGGACTCGAGAAAATCAGGGCGCAGAACAGGTTGAGGAAACAAAAGCAACGAGAAAACAACAGAAAATTGCTAAATGGTCACGTGACGTCACGTGACAGTCACGCAACAGAAGAAGATAAAGAATTAGATAAAGAATTAGAAAGAGATAAAGAAAAAGATATAGATAAGAACTTAAGTTCAAATAATAGCGCAACTGACGTTACGCATGAGCAATTTGAGGAATGGTGGAAACTTTACAACAAGAAAAAAGATAAGAAGATGTCTTTCACTAAATTCAAATCATGCTTAAAGAAACATACTTTTGAGCAAATCATGCAAGGTACTCGAGAATATTTAAAAACTATTACAGACAAACAATATCAAAAGTACCCTAAAACATTTTTAACTAACGAAAGCTATATGAATGATTATAGCGAAGAGATTAAAGAAACTGGCATAGATCAATTGGAACGTATGAAGTACGACGAAAGTTATTGGGACTAGGAGGATCTTATGAAACCGTTATTCAACGAAAAAATAAACGAGAGTTTAAAAAAATATCAACCAATCGAAGTAATACTAAGACAGAATTGCGATAAATGCGGGCATCAATATGACTTATATAAGTTTGAAAATGGATATGAATACAAAGACGGTTGCGAATGTGAAATTCAAAGATTGGCTTATGAAGAATACAAAAGGAATAAACAAAAGAAACTTGATTATATTTTCAATCAATCAAATGTTAATCCGTCTCTAAGAGATGCAACAGTTAACAACTATAAGCCACAAAATGAAAAACAAGTACACGCTAAACAAACAGCAATAGAGTATGTACAAGGTTTCTCTACAAAAGAACCAAAATCATTAATATTGCAAGGTTCATACGGAACTGGTAAAAGCCACCTAGCATACGCTATCGCAAAAGCAGTTAAAGCTAAAGGACATACGGTTGCTTTTATGCACATACCAATGTTGATGGATCGTATCAAAGCGACATACAACAAAAACGCAGAAGAAACTACAGACGAGTTAGTCAGATTGCTAAGTGATATTGATTTACTTGTACTAGATGATATGGGTGTAGAAAACACAGAACACACTTTAAATAAACTTTTTAGCATTGTTGATAACAGAGTAGGTAAAAACAACATCTTTACAACTAACTTTAGTGATAAAGAGTTAAATCAGAATACCAACTGGCAACGTATCAATTCGAGAATGAAACACAACTCTAGAAAAGTAAGAGTAATCGGAGACGATTTCAGGGAGCGAGACGCATGGTAACCAAAGAATTTTTAAAAACTAAACTTGAGTGTTCAGATATGTACGCTCAGAAACTCATAGACGAGGCGCAGGGCGACGAAAATAAGTTATATGACCTATTTGTCCAAAAACTTGCAGAACGTCACACACGCCCCGCTATCGTCGAATATTAAGGAGTGTTAAAAATGCCGAAAGAAAAATATTACTTATACCGAGAAGATGGCACAGAAGATATTAAGGTTATCAAACATGAAGACAACGTAAATGAAGTTTATTCGCTCACAGGAGCCCATTTCAGCGACGAAAAGAAAATTATGACTGATAGTGACCTAAAACGATTCAAAGGCGCTCATGGGCTTCTGTATGAGCAAGAGCTAGGATTACAAGCAACGATATTTGATATTTAGAGGTGGCACAGTGAGTAAATACAACGCTAAGAAAGTTGAGTACAAAGGAATTGTATTTGATAGCAAAGTAGAGTGCGAATATTACCAATATTTAGAAAGTAATATGAATGGCACTAACTATGATCATATCGAAATACAACCGAAATTCGAATTATTACCAAAACTAGATAAACAACGAAAGATTGAATATATTGCAGACTTCGCGTTATATCTCGATGACAAACTGATTGAAGTTATCGACATTAAAGGTATGCCAACCGAAGTAGCAAAACTTAAAGCTAAGATTTTCAGACATAAATACAGAAACATAAAACTCAATTGGATATGTAAAGCACCTAAGTACACAGGCAAAACATGGATTACTTACGAGGAATTAATTAAAGCAAGACGAGAACGCAAAAGAGAAATGAAGTGATCTAATGCAACAACAAGCATATATAAATGCAACGATTGATATAAGGATACCTACAGAAGTTGAATATCAGCATTTTGATGATGTGGATGATGAAAAAGATGCGCTGGCAAAGCGCTTAGATGACAATCCGAATGAATTACTAAAGTATGACAACATAACAATAAGACATGCATATATAGAGGTGGAATAAATGAGTATCGTAAAGATTAACGGTAAACCATATAAATTTACCGAACATGAAAATGAATTGATAAAAAAGAATGGTTTAACTCCAGGAATGGTTGCAAAAAGAGTACGAGGTGGCTGGGCGTTGTTAGAAGCCTTACATGCACCTTATGGTATGCGCTTAGCTGAGTATAAAGAAATTGTGTTATCCAAAATCATGGAGCGAGAGAGCAAAGAACGTAAATTGGAAAGACAGCGAAAGAAAGAAGCTGAGCTAAGAAGAAAGAAGCCACATTTGTTTAATGTACCTCAAAAACATTCACGTGATCCGTACTGGTTCGATGTCACTTATAACCAAATGTTCAAGAAGTGGCAGGAAGTATAAATGCCTAAAACCGATAGCGCATGTAAAGAATACTTAAACCAATTTTTCGGCTCTAAGAGATATTTGTATCAGGATAACGAACGAGTGGCACATATCCATGTAGTGAATGGCACTTATTACTTTCACGGGCATATCGTACCAGGCTGGCAAGGCGTGAAAAAGACATTTGATACAACCGAAGAGCTCGAAACATATATAAAGCAACATGGTTTGGAATACGAGGAACAGAAGCAACTAACTTTATTTTAAGGAGATGGAAATAATGAAAATCAAAACTGCAAGCATAGAGGTCGAAAAAGTGGAGGTAGTAGTATGATGCCGAAATTTAGAGCGTGGGATAAAGATAAAAAAGTTATGAGTTTTATTGACGAAATCGATTTTAATAGTGGGTACATTTTGATTTCAACAGGTTATAAAAGTTTCAATGAAGTAAAACTATTACAATACACAGGATTTAAAGATGTGCACGGTGTGGAGATTTATGAGGGGGATATTGTTCAAGATTCTTATTCCGGAGAAGTAAGTTTTATCGAGTTTAAAGAAGGAGCCTTTTATATAACTTTTAGCAATGTAACTGAATTAATAAGTGAAAATGACGATATTATTGAAATTATTGGAAATATTTTTGAAAATGAGGAGCTATTGGAGGTTATGAGATGACGGTCACCTTATCAGATGAACAATATAAAAACCTTTGTACTAAATTAAACAAGTTATTAGGTAAATTTCACAAAGCATTAAAAGAACGTGATGAGTACAAGAAGCAACGTGACGAGCTTATTGGGGATATAGCTAAGTTAAGAGAGCGTAACGAAGAGCTGGAGAACATGTGGCGCACAGTCAAAAATGAATTGCTTGGAAGATACGAACATTACTGTTTTAAAATTAGAGAACTACACCCTGAGAGCAAAGCGAACAGGATAGGAGCTCTCTATATAGGAGGTAAAAGCACTGCAGATATTATACTGTCGCGAATGGAAGAACTAGACGGAACAAATGAGTTCTACGAATTTTTAGGGCAAATGGAGGAAGACACAAATGAATAACCGTGAACAAATAGAACAGTCCGTTATAAGTGCTAGTGCGTATAACGGCAATGACACAGAGGGATTACTAAAAGAGATTGAGGACGTGTATAAGAAAGCACAAGCGTTTGATGAAATTCGCGAAGCTATTAATGCGCAATGGGTTGAGTATCCAGAAGACTGGGCGTCAGAGGTTTTGAGAGAAGTAAGAGAGCTTGAATATGAGGAGGAACAGGAAAATGAAAATTAATGAATCTTTGAAGAAATTAAAAGAAAAAGGATACAAAGAAAATGAAGATAAAGCTATTTTTAATTTAGCTGATGGTACGCTAGAAATTTACATCGACCATGACGAAAAAACAATAATTACAGAATTCCATGATTTAAAGGTATTCGTGTCAGAAGATTTAAAAGATAAAAGTATGGAGAGCGTTATGTATGAATTGGCTGGAATTGATGAGGAGGACAAGGAAAATGACTAACATCCTACAAGTAAAGCTATTATCAGAAAACGCTAGAATGCCCGAACGAAATCATAAGACGGATGCAGGTTATGACATATTCTCAGCTGAAACTGTCCTACTTGAGCCACAAGAAAAGGCAGTGATTAAAACAGATGTAGCTGTGAGCATACCAGAGGGCTATGTCGGACTATTAACTAGCCGTAGTGGTGTAAGTAGTAAAACGCATTTAGTGATTGAAACAGGCAAGATAGACGCGGGATATCATGGCAATTTAGGGATTAATATCAAGAATGACGCTATTGCATCAAATGGTTATATTACACCAGGTGTTTTTGGTATTAAAGGAGAAATCGATTTGAGTGACGCCATAAGACAATATGGAACTTATCAAATCAACGAAGGCGACAAACTAGCTCAATTGGTTATCGTGCCTATATGGACACCTGAACTAAAGCAAGTGGAGGAATTCGAAAGTGTTTCAGAACGTGGAGAAAAAGGTTTCGGAAGTAGCGGAGTGTAAAGACATCTTAGATCGAGTCAAGGAGGTTTTGGGGAAGTGAGTTACATCATTACATTAGTTCTAATACTTGTATTCATAGTAATATTTAACAATTTACTCAACAGATATATGGTTTTGTACAAAGAATTAGATTTATTTACATGCAGAATTGGAATGTTATTAGTCTTAATCGTTATAGTAGATTTTGCAAAACAACAAAATATGTTAGCTACATTGAGTGTTTTACTAATACTTTTATTCGTAGAAAAACTTAGAATCATTCAAAGGAGTGATAAGAAGTGACGCAATACTTAGTCACAACATTCAAAGATTCAACAGGACTACCACACGAACATTTTACTGTGGCTAGAGATAATCAGACGTTTACAGTTGTTGAGGCAGAGAGTAAAGAAGAAGCAAAAGAGAAGTACGAGGCACAAGTTAAAAGAGATGCAGTTATTAAATTAGGTCAGTTGTTTGAAAATATAAGGGAGTGTGGGAAATGAATCAGCTGAGAATTTTATTACATGACGGTAGTAGTTTGATATTACATGAAGATGAATTATTTAACGAAATAGTATTTGTTTTGGATGATTTTAGAAATGATGATGACTATTTAACGATAGAAAAAGATTATGGCAGAGAACTTGTATTGAACAAAGGTTATATAGTTGGGATCAATGTTGATGAGGCAGATGATGATTAACATACCTAAAATGAAATTCCCGAAAAAGTACACTGAAATAATCAAAAAATATAAAAATAAAACACCTGAAGAAAAAGCTAAGATTGAAGATGATTTCATTAAAGAAATTAATGATAAAGACAGTGAATTTTACAGTCCTATGATGGCTAATATGAATGAACATGAATTAAGGGCTATGTTAAGAATGATGCCTAGTTTAATTGATACTGGAGATGACAATGATGATTAAAAAACTTAAAAATATGGATTGGTTCGATATCTTTATTGCTGGAATACTGCGATTATTCGGCGTAATCGCACTGATGCTTGTTGTCATATCGCCTATCTATACAGTGGCTAGTTACCAAAACAAAGAAGTACATCAAGGGACAATTACAGATAAATATAACAAGAGACAAGATAAAGAAGACAAGTTCTATATTGTATTAGACAACAAACAAGTCATTGAAAACTCCGACTTATTATTCAAAAAGAAATTTGATAGCGCAGACATACAAGCTAGGTTAAAAGTAGGCGACAAAGTAGAAGTTAAGACGATTGGATATAGAATACACTTTTTAAATTTATATCCGGTCTTATACGAAGTAAAGAAGGTAGATAAACAATGATTAAGCAAATATTAAGACTATTATTCTTACTAGCGATGTATGAGCTAGGTAAGTATGTAACTGAGCAAGTATATATTATGATGACGGCTAATGATGATGTAGAGGCGCCGAGTGACTTCGCTCATCTATGCGACCAGTCGGATTTGATGAGGGCGGAGGTGTCGGAATAGATGTATAGCAAAGAGTCAATTGTTAATATGATAGGCACACATAAAATGAAGTGTAATGTGTTAGCCGATGTAATACCGGAATATGATAGCAACTCGATTGCACAGTATGGCATACAAGCAACATTACCGAAACCACAAGGGGAAAACTCAAGCAAAGTTGAAGATGTTGTTGTGAGGCTTGAGAGAGCAAATAAAAGGTATGCGCAGATGTTAAAAGAAGTTGAGTTTATAAATCAATCACAACAGAGATTAGGACACGTTGACTTTTGCTTCTTAGAGTTGTTGAAGAAAGGTTATAACAGGGATGCAATTATCAAGAAGATGCCTAACTCTAAATTGAACAGGAACAACTTCTTAGCACGACGCGATGAATTGGCAGAAAAGATTTATCTACTACAGTGACGAAAATGACGAAAATGACAGAAATGACGAAAATGACACTATTTTTAAACTGTGAATTAATTTTATATAATTGATTTGTAAGAATTATCTTAACACGTGGGGTAATAGCCACATTAGATGTTCTCATCGATGTGATTGAGAAGTGACAAACATATAAAAGTTGATATGTTACGCTATTAATCACTTACTACCTGCCTATATGGTGGGTAGTTTAATTCTTGCATTTTGAGTCATAACTATTTTCCTCCTTTCACATTTATTGAACGAAGCTCCTGCACAAGATGTAGGGGCATTTTTGTATTTAAAATAACTAGAGTAATTAACGTAAAGGCGTGTGATACAGTGAAAACAATTGATTAAATTAACACCGAAGCAAGAAAAGTTTGTGCTAGGACTCATAGAGGGCAAGAGCCAACGGAAAGCATATATTGACGCAGGGTATTCGACTAAAGGTAAGAGTGGGGAATATCTAGATAAAGAAGCGAGTACACTTTTTAAAAATCGGAAGGTTTCCGGAAGGTACGAAAAATTGCGTCAAGAAGTAGCTGAACAATCAAAATGGACACGCCAAAAGGCCTTTGAAGAATATGAGTGGCTAAAGAATGTAGCTAAGAATGACATTGAAATAGAGGGAGTGAAGAAAGCGACAGCTGATGCATTCCTCGCTAGTTTAGATGGTATGAATAGAATGACGTTAGGTAACGAAGTTTTAGCTAACAAGAAAATAGAAACTGAAATTAAGATGCTTGAGAAGAAGATTGAACAAATAGATAAAGGTGACAGTGGAACAGAAGATAAAATCAAACAACTTCACGACGCAATAACGGAAGTGATCGTCAATGAATAAACTTAAATCTTTATATACGGACAAACAAATTGAAATATTGAAGCAAACGCAAAAACAAGATTGGTTTATGTTAATTAATCACGGAGCAAAGCGTACAGGTAAAACAATATTAAACAATGACTTATTTTTACGTGAGTTAATGCGTGTGCGAAAGATAGCAGACGAAGAAGGAATTGAGACACCTCAATATATACTTGCTGGTGCAACATTAGGTACGATTCAAAAAAACGTACTAATAGAGTTAACTAACAAATATGGCATTGAGTTTAATTTTGATAAATATAATTCATTCATGTTATTTGGCGTTCAAGTGGTTCAGACAGGTCACAGTAAAGTAAGTGGTATAGGAGCTATACGTGGTATGACATCGTTTGGTGCATATATCAATGAAGCGTCGTTAGCGCATGAAGAGGTGTTTGACGAGATTAAGTCACGTTGTAGTGGAACTGGTGCAAGAATATTGGTAGATACCAACCCTGACCATCCCGAGCATTGGTTGTTGAAAGATTATATTGAAAATACAGATCCTAAAGCAGGTATACTGAGTCACCAATTTAAGCTCGATGACAATAACTTTCTTAATGATAGATATAAAGAGTCTATTAAGGCTTCAACACCATCAGGTATGTTCTATGAACGTAATATCAACGGTATGTGGGTGTCTGGTGACGGTGTAGTATATGCCGACTTTGATTTGAATGAGAATACGATTAAAGCAGATGAACTGGACGACATACCTATCAAAGAATACTTTGCTGGTGTCGACTGGGGTTACGAGCACTATGGATCTATTGTGTTAATAGGACGAGGTATAGATGGTAACTTTTATTTTATTGAGGAGCACGCACACCAATTTAAGTTTATTGATGATTGGGTGGATATTGCAAAAGATGTTGTAAGTAGATATGGCAATATTAATTTTTACTGCGATACTGCACGACCTGAATACATCACTGAATTTAGAAGACATAGATTACGTGCAATTAACGCTGATAAAAGTAAACTATCGGGTGTAGAGGAAGTTGCTAAGTTGTTCAAACAAAACAAGTTACTTGTTCTTTATGATAATATGGATAGGTTTAAGCAAGAGGTATTTAAATATGTTTGGCACCCTACAAACGGAGAGCCTATAAAAGAATTTGATGACGTGTTGGACTCGTTAAGATATGCCATATACACACATACTAAACCTGAACGATTAAGGAGGGGGAAATGACATTGTATAAGTTAATAGATGATATTGAAGCACAAGGAATATTGCCTAAGCATATTGAGGCTCTAATAGAGTCACATAAAGACGATAGAGAGAGAATGGTTAATCTCTATAATAGATACAAGACACATATTGACTATGTACCAATATTCAAACGTCGACCAATTGAAGAAAAAGAAGATTTTGAAACTGGTGGAAATGTAAGGCGATTAGACGTGTCTGTTAATAACAAACTTAACAACTCTTTTGACAGCGAAATTGTTGATACACGTGTTGGTTATTTACATGGTGTTCCTGTTACTTATGATTTAGATGAAAACGCAGAAAAAAACGAAAAGTTGAAAAAGTTTATAACCAACTTTGCCATTAGAAATAGTGTTGATGATGAGGATTCTGAAATAGGTAAAATGGCAGCAATTTGCGGATATGGTGCTAGGTTAGCATATATTGATACGAATGGTGATATTAGGATTAAGAATATAGATCCCTATAATGTTATTTTTGTTGGCGACAATATTTTAGAACCTACATACTCATTGCGCTACTTTTATGAAAAAGATGATGATAATGGCACTGATTATGTGTACGCAGAGTTTTACGATAATACTTATTATTATGTATTTCGAGGAGAAGGTATTGACGCTTTGCAAGAAGTTGGACGATATGAACATTTATTTGATTACAATCCATTGTTTGGTGTACCTAACAACAAAGAGATGATAGGAGATGCTGAAAAGGTTATTCACTTAATTGACGCATATGATTTAACAATGAGCGATGCATCAAGTGAGATTAGTCAGACACGTTTAGCATACCTTGTGTTACGCGGTATGGGTATGAGTGAAGAAATGATTCAAGAAACACAAAAGAGTGGCGCATTTGAGTTGTTCGACAAAGATATGGACGTTAAATACTTAACAAAAGATGTAAATGACACAATGATTGAGAACCATTTAGATCGAATCGAAAAGAATATCATGCGTTTTGCAAAGTCAGTAAACTTTAATTCTGACGAGTTTAACGGAAATGTACCTATCATTGGAATGAAACTTAAACTTATGGCTTTAGAGAACAAGTGTATGACGTTTGAGCGTAAGATGACAGCTATGTTGAGGTATCAATTCAAAGTTATTTTATCTGCATTAAAGCGTAAAGGGTACAACTTGGATGATGATAGTTATTTAAACCTGATATTTAAGTTCACTCGTAACATTCCAGTTAATAAGTTAGAAGAATCACAAGTGCTAATTAACCTGAAGGGACAAGTTTCAGAACGAACAAGGTTAGGACAATCACAACTAGTTGATGATGTTGATTACGAATTAGACGAAATGGAAAAAGAAAGTCTTGAATTTAATGACAAATTACCTGACATAGATGAAGGTGACGCAAATGACAAATCCCAAAATAACCAATCAGAATGATATTGATGAGTATATCGAGGGTTTAATCTCTAAAGCAGAAAAACCAATAGAACAACTATTTGCTAATCGACTTAAAGAGATAAAACAAATCATCGCAGATATGTTTGAGAAATATCAAAATGATGATGTGTATGTTACATGGACTGAATTCAATAAATACAACAGGCTCAATAAGGAGTTAACTCGTATAGGTACAATGTTGACTGATGACTATAGGCAAGTAGCTAAGATGATTCAGAAGTCACAAGAAGATGCTTATATAGAAAAATTCCTTATGAGCCTTTATTTATATGAAATGGCGAGTCAAACATCTATGCAGTTTGATGTTCCGAGTAAAGAGGTAATCAAATCAGCTATTGAACAACCTATTGAGTTCATTCGTTTAATGCCAACACTACAAAAACATCGTGATGAAGTATTGAAAAAGATACGTATGCACATTACACAAGGTATTATGAGTGGAGAGGGTTACTCTAAGATAGCTAAAGCAATACGTGATGATGTCGGCATGTCTAAAGCTCAATCATTGCGTGTGGCTCGTACAGAAGCAGGCAGAGCAATGTCACAAGCTGGACTTGATAGCGCAATGGTTGCTAAAGATAACGGTTTGAAGATGAAGAAACGTTGGAATGCTACTAAAGATACACGAACACGTGATACTCATCGTCATTTAGATGGGGAATCAGTGGAAATAGATCAGAATTTTAAATCAAGTGGGTGTGTTGGGCAGGCGCCCAAGCTATTTATTGGTGTAAACAGTGCGAAAGAGAATATTAATTGTCGTTGCAAATTACTTTATTATATTGATGAAAATGAATTGCCAACTGTAATGAGAGCACGTAAAGACGATGGTAAAAATGAAGTTATCCCATTCATGACTTATCGTGAGTGGGAGAAATATAAGCGAAAAGGTGGTAATTGATATGGATTTTAAAATAAAAGTAAATGTTGATACTGGCGAAGCTATAGAAAAGTTAGAACGCATTAAATCCTTGTACGAAGAGATAATAGAGTTACAAAACGAAAAAGTTGTTGTAAACGTAACAGTTAAAAATGAAGCTGATTTAGATATGGTTAAAACATCTATTAGCGAAGAAAATGCTAAAAATAATGATTTCACACTTTTTTAGTTGTCTCTTTGCTACTCGACCTTAGCATGTCGTTAAACTGCTTTTTATTATGCACTTTTCGGACTGTTAGGGTACGCGAAGGGCAAAAAGGAGTTTTGATATATGAATATCGAAGAAGTTAAGTCTTTTTTTGAAGAACACAAAGACGATAAAGAAGTAAAAGATTATCTAAAGGGACTTAAGACGGTGTCTGTTGATGACGTTAAAGGCTTTTTAGATACAGAAGAAGGTAAACGATTCATTCAACCTGAATTAGATCGTTATCATTCGAAAGGATTAGAATCATGGAAAGAGAAAAATCTTGAGGATCTAATCGAACAAGAAGTACGGAAGCGTAATCCTGAGCAATCAGAAGAACAAAAACGTATTAGTGCTCTTGAACAAGAGTTAGAAAAACGCGACGCAGAGGCAAAACGTGAGAAGTTAAGAAGTAACGCGCTAGGTAAAGCGCAGGAACTAAATTTACCAACATCCTTAGTTGATAGATTTTTAGGCGATTCTGATGAAGATACTGAGCAAAACTTAAAAGCTTTAAAAGAAACCTTTGACAAGTATGTTCAAAAAGGTGTTGAGTCTAAATTTAAATCGAGTGGAAGAGATGTTAAAGAATCACGAAATCAAGATTTAGACCCTTCAAATGTAAAGTCCATTGAAGAAATGGCGAAAGAAATCAATATTAGAAAATAAAGTGAGGTAATAAAATATGGCAACTCCAACATACACGCCAGGCAATGTTATTTTATCGGATTTTAAAAACGGCGTTATTCCAGCAGAACAAGGTACTTTAATCATGAAAGACATTATGGCTAATTCAGCAATTATGAAATTAGCTAAAAATGAGCCAATGACAGCACAAAAGAAAAAATTTACTTACTTAGCAAAAGGTGTAGGCGCCTACTGGGTATCAGAAACGGAACGTATTCAAACTTCTAAGCCTGAATATGCACAAGCAGAAATGGAAGCTAAGAAAATTGGTGTAATTATTCCGTTATCAAAAGAGTTTCTTAAATGGACTGCAAAAGATTTCTTTAATGAGGTTAAACCTCTAATTGCAGAGGCATTTTACAAAGCGTTTGACCAAGCTGTTATCTTTGGTACTAAATCACCTTACAACACTTCAACTAGTGGTAAACCGCTTGTTGAAGGCGCAGAAGAGAAAGGTAACGTTGTTACAGATACTAATAATTTATACGTAGACCTTTCGGCATTAATGGCTACTATTGAAGATGAAGAGTTAGATCCAAACGGAGTATTAACTACACGTTCATTCAGAAGTAAAATGCGTAATGCTTTAGATGCTAATGACAGACCATTATTTGATGCTAACGGGAACGAGATTATGGGATTACCACTATCTTATACTGGAGCGGATGTATACGACAAAAAGAAATCGTTAGCACTAATGGGTGATTGGGATTACGCACGTTACGGTATCTTACAAGGTATTGAGTATGCAATTTCTGAAGATGCCACGTTAACGACGTTACAAGCATCAGATGCTTCTGGCCAACCAGTATCATTATTTGAACGTGATATGTTCGCTTTACGTGCGACGATGCATATTGCATACATGAACGTTAAACCAGAAGCGTTCGCAACGCTTAAACCAACTGAATAGGAGGAGATATGATGGCTAATCCTGCAGAAGAGATTAAGGTAAAAAAAGACAATATGACTATTACTGTTACAAAGAAGGCGTTTGACTCTTATTACAGTCTTGTCGGTTACAAAGAGGTTAAATCACGCCGTACTACGTCTGATAAGAGCGAGTGATAAAAATGACTCTTTATGAAGATGTTAAACTTTTACTCAAGAAAAATGGAGTGGAAGTTAAAAGTGATGAAGAAGAAATATTTAAGATGGAAGTTGACGGAATACTAGAAGATGTTAGGGATATAACAAACAATGATTTTATGAAAGATGGTCAAGTCATTTATCCTTACTCAATCAAAAAGTATGTCGCAGACGTCCTAGAGTATTATCAACGACCTGAAGTTAAAAAGAATTTAAAGTCAAGAAGTATGGGGACAGTGTCGTACACTTATAACGATGGTGTCCCTGATTACATTAGTGGAGTATTAAACAGGTATAAACGAGCAAAGTTTCATCCGTTTAAATCAATAAGGTAGAGGTGTTGTTTGTGTTTAACCCATACGACGAATTCCCTCACACTATTTCTATTGGAAGTATCAAAAAAGTAGGAGAGTATCCAATTATACAAGAACGCTTTGTAAGCGATAAAACAATTAAAGGATTTATGGATACGCCTACTACATCTGAACAACTAAAATTTCATCAAATGTCACAAGAATATGACAGAAACCTATATGTACCTTACGACTTACCAATAGCTAAAAACAATTTATTTGAGTATGAGGGTAGAATCTTTAGTATTGTAGGCGATTCTGTAGATCAGGGCGGACAACATGAAATTAAACTACTACGACTTAAGCAGGTGCCATATGGCAAAAGTTAAGTACGGTGCTGATAGCATGGTTGTTGAATTGGATAAGTTCGATAAGAAAATAGAAGAGTGGGTTAAAAAAGGTATTGCTAAAACAACGACGAAGATTTACAACACTGCTGTAGCATTAGCTCCTGTTGACTTAGGTTTTTTAGAAGAAAGTATTGACTTTAAATATTTCGATGGTGGGTTATCCAGTGTTATAAGTGTCGGCGCAGATTATGCAATATACGTTGAATACGGTACTGGTATATATGCTACTGGTCCTGGTGGTAGTCGTGCTACAAAGATTCCGTGGAGTTTTAAAGGTGATGACGGCGAATGGTACACAACATATGGTCAAGCGCCACAGCCATTTTGGAACCCTGCAATTGACGCAGGACGCAAGACATTCGAGCAGTATTTTTCATAGAGGTGGTTAAATATGTGGGTATCAGTTGAGCCTGAACTTACAAATCAAATATATAAAAGATTAATCTCAGACCCTAACATTAACAAACTAGTTGATGATAGGGTCTTTGACGTTGTTCAAGATGACGCTGTTTACCCATATATTGTTGTGGGTGAATCAAACGTCACTAACAACGAATCTAGCGCAACAATGAGAGAAACAGTCGGTATTGTCATACATGTGTATTCACAGTTCGCTACACAATACGAGGCTAAGCTCATTTTAAGCGCGATAGGTTATGTGCTTAACAGACCTATAGAAATAGATAATTACGAGTTTCAATTTAGCCGTATCGATAGTCAAGCAGTATTCCCTGATATAGACAGGTTTACTAAGCATGGCACGATACGGCTTTTATTTAAGTACAGACATAAAAAGAAAAACGAAGGAGTGTATTAAATGGCGCAAAAAAACTATTTAGCAGTTGTACGTCCAGCTGAAACTGACTTAGATCCAGTAGAATCTTTATTATTAGCTGACTTACAAGAAGGTGGACATACGATTGAAAATGATTTAGCTGAAATAGTACGAGGCGGTAAAACGGACTATTCTCCCAATGCAATGTCAGAATCATTTAAATTAACAATTGGTAATGTGCCTGGAGATAAAGGAATTGAAGCAGTGAAACACGCTGTACAAACAGGTGGACAGTTGCGTATATGGCTTTATGAGCGTAATAAACGTGCAGACGGTAAACATCACGGAATGTTTGGTTATGTTGTTCCAGAATCATTTGAAATGTCATTTGATGATGAAAGTGACAAAATCGAACTATCATTAAAAGTTAAATGGAATACAGCAGAAGGTGCTGAAGATAACTTGCCGAAAGAGTGGTTTGAAGCTGCAGGTGCGCCTACAGTTGAATACGAAAAATTCGGCGAAAAAGTCGGAACATTCGAGAATCAAAAGAAAGCTAGTGTTGTATCTGATTCACACACGGAAGACCATTCTATGTAAACTAATAGATCAAGGGGGCGTAAGCTCCCTATTTTTTTATAAAAAAATTGAAAAGAGGTATATATTTTGACTGAATTTAATCCAATTACAACATTAAAAATTAATGACGGAGAAAAAGATTACGAAGTAGAAGCAAAAGTAACATTTGCATTTGACCGAAAAGCTGAAAAATTCTCAGAAGATAGCGAAGATGGGAGAAAAGGAGCAATGCCAGGATTCAATGTTATATTTAACGGTTTGCTAGAATCTAGAAACAAAGCGATTTTACAATTTTGGGAATGTGCTACTGCTTATTTAAAAAACCCACCAACTCGAGAACAATTAGAAAAAGCAATTGATGATTTCATCACTGAAAACGAGGATACTTTGCCGTTATTACAAGGGGCTTTGGACAAACTTAACAATAGTGGTTTTTTCAAGAGGGAGAGTCGCTCGTACTGGATGACATTGAACAAAGCACCGAATATGGCCAAAAGCGAGGACAAAGAAATGACGAAAGCAGGCATAGAAATGATGAAAGAGAATTACAAGGAAATCATGGGCGCAGAACCTTACACGATTACTCAAAAATAAGGCAACTGACAGCTAGATATTTAGGATATATCCCTGAACATGAATTGTTAGCACTAACACCTGCTGAATGGCGTGATTGGCTTATTGGTGGTCAGGATAGGTACCTAGATCAAAGACAATTATTAATTGAACAAGCGCAAGCTAACGGCTTAGTACAAGCTTCTAAGAGGCTAACTAGTATGATTCGTGACATTGAGAAACAACGTTACGAAATAAGAGAACCTGGTAGCTATGCTCGTGTACAAAAAGCTAGATTAGAAGAAGAAAAAAGAAGACGTGAACTCTTCAAAGAAGGTACAAGAAAATTCCTTGAATCGAAAGGAGGTTAGCCTTTGGATACTCATTTTATGGCAAAGATTATGGCCAATATTAGAGATTTCCAAAGCAACGTAAGGAAAGCTCAACGATTAGCAAAGACGTCTGTACCAAACGAAATTGAAACAGATGTAAAAGCAGATATTTCAAGATTCCAAAGAGCTTTACAACGCGCTAAATCAATGGCTCAACGATGGCGAGAGCATTCTGTTAAATTATTCATGAAAACAGATGAGTATAAAGCGAATTTAGAACGCGCTAAAGCTCAAGTAGAGCGATTTAAACAACATAAAGTAGATTTGAAACTAAGTAACACTGAATTAATGGCCAAATATAATGCAACTAAAGCTACTGTCGAAGCTTGGAGAAAACATGTTGTTAAGTTGGATTTAGATGCAAACCCCGCTAAAATGGCGGTTAAAGGGTTTAAAGAAGATTTAATAGATCTTAGCAGGCATAGTTTTGATATTGATTCCAGCAGATGGAAATTAGGAAATAAATTCACAAAAGAATTCAATGAAGTCGAAGGAGCAGTTAAACGTTCTTTCGGAAGAATTGGTCAGATTATGAGAAAAGAAGTAAATGGAACAAGTGATATTTGGGGTAAACTTAACAACTCATTGAAAGATTACGGCGAGAAAATGGACGCCTTAGCTACTAAAATCCGAACTTTCGGTACTATCTTCGCGCAACAGGTCAAAGGCTTAATGATTGCTAGTATACAAGCATTGATACCAGTGATTGCCGGATTAGTACCTGCAATAATGGCAGTACTTAATGCGGTTGGTGTATTAGGTGGTGGCGTTTTAGGTTTAGTTGGCGCATTCTCTGTCGCAGGTCTTGGAGTTGTTGGCTTTGGTGCAATGGCTATTAGCGCTCTTAAAATGGTTGAAGATGGAACATTGGCAGTAACAAAAGAAGTTCAAAACTTTAGAGATGCGAGCGATCAGTTAAAAACTACATGGCGTGATATTGTTAAAGAGAATCAAGCAAGTATCTTTAATGCGATGTCAGCAGGTATCAGAGGTGTTACAAGTGCGATGTCTCAATTAAAACCATTCTTATCTGAAGTATCTATGCTGGTTGAAGCAAACGCACGCAAGTTTGAGGATTGGGTTAAACATTCTGAAACAACTAAGAAAGCATTTGAAGCATTGAATAGCATAGGTGGCGCAATCTTCGGAGATTTATTGAACGCTGCAGGAAGATTTGGCGACGGATTAATTAACATTTTCACTCAATTAATGCCGTTGTTCAAATTTGTGTCTCAAGGACTACAGAACATGTCCATAGCTTTCCAAAATTGGGCTAATAGTGTGGCTGGTCAGAATGCTATTAAAGCGTTTATTGACTACACTACCACTAACTTACCTAAGATTGGTCAGATATTTGGCAATGTGTTCGCTGGTATTGGTAATTTAATGATTGCTTTTGCTCAAAACAGTTCTAACATTTTTGACTGGTTAGTTAAATTAACTTCTCAATTTAGAGCATGGTCAGAACAAGTAGGACAATCACAAGGATTTAAAGACTTTATCAGTTACGTTCAAGAGAATGGTCCTACTATTATGCAGTTAATCGGTAATATCGTAAAAGCGTTAGTGGCATTTGGTACTGCAATGGCTCCTATAGCTAGTAAATTACTAGATTTCGTTACTAATTTAGCTGGATTTATCGCCAAACTATTCGAAGCACACCCAGCAGTCGCTCAAATTATCGGTGTTATCGGTATTTTAGGTGGCGTATTTTGGGCTTTAATGGCTCCGATTGCAGCTGTTAGCAGTGTGTTAAGTAATGTGTTTAGTATGACTTTATTGAATGTTGTCAAAAGAATACTGGATTTAACTAGAATAACTGGGGTGGTAAGTAAAGCGTTCGGTTTATTGACTGGTGCTTTCACAAGTATTTCTTGGCCAATATTAGCAGTAGTTGCAGTCATTGGTGTATTCATTGGTATTCTTGTTTATTTATGGAAAACAAACGAGAATTTCAGAAAAACAATAACAGAAGCTTGGAACGGTATTAAAACAGCAGTTTCCGGTGCGATTCAAGGTGTAGTAGATTGGTTAACTCAATTGTGGGGCAAAATTCAATCAACATTACAGCCAATCATGCCTATATTACAAGTATTAGGACAAGTATTCATGCAAGTTTTAGGTGTTTTGGTAATAGGCATTATTACAAATGTTATGAATATCATACAAGGTTTGTGGACGTTAATTACAATTGCGTTCCAAGCCATAGGAACAGTGATATCCGTAGCTGTCCAAATCATAGTAGGTTTATTCACTGCTTTAATTCAGTTGCTTACTGGCGACTTCTCAGGTGCTTGGGAGACTATTAAAACTACGGTTACCAATGTACTTGATACGATTTGGCAATACATGCAATCAGTTTGGGAGTCAATTATCGGCTTTTTAACTGGCGTAATGAATCGAACGCTTTCAATGTTTGGTACAAGTTGGTCACAGATATGGAGTACAATCACTAATTTTGTTAGCAGTATTTGGAGCACTGTTACAAGTTGGTTCAGTCGTGTTGCTTGGAGTGTGGCTGAAAAAATGGGACAAGCATTAAACTTTATTATCACAAAAGGTTCTGAATGGGTTTCTAACATTTGGAATACAGTTACAAGTTTCGCGAGTAAAGTAGCTGATGGGTTTAAAAGAGTTGTCTCAAATGTAGGTGACGGTATGAGTGATGCACTTGGTAAGATTAAAAGTTTCTTCAGTGATTTCTTAAATGCCGGAGCGGAATTAATCGGCAAAGTAGCTGAGGGTGTAGCCAATGCTGCGCACAAAGTAGTCAGCGCGGTAGGCGATGCGATTTCATCAGCTTGGGACTCTGTAACTTCATTCGTAAGTGGACACGGTGGAGGTAGTAGCTTAGGTAAAGGTTTAGCGGTATCACAAGCAAAAGTAATTGCTACAGACTTTGGCAGTGCCTTTAATAAAGAGCTATCCTCTACTTTGACAGATAGTATAGTAAATCCTGTAAGTACTTCTATAGACAGACACATGACTAGCGATGTTCAACATAGCTTAAAAGAAAATAATAGACCTATTGTGAATGTAACGATTAGAAATGAGGGCGACCTTGATTTAATTAAATCACGCATTGATGACATGAACGCTATAGACGGAAGTTTCAACTTATTATAAGGGAGGTTTGTTAGTTGATAGCGCACGATATAGAAGTAATAAGGAATGGTTCACAGTATCGCGTCAGTGACAATCCTTTCACTTATAATCACTTGGAAGTAGTTGAATATAACGTTACAGGCGCAGGATATCATCGTAACTATTCTGATATAGAGGGTATTGATGGTAGATTTCATAATTACGCTAAAGAAGAACTTAAAAAAGTAGAGCTTAAGATAAGGTATAAAGTACCTAAAATTGCTTATGCTTCACATTTAAAGTCAGACGTCCAAGCACTATTTGCTGGACGTTTTTATTTAAGGGAATTAGCTACACCAGACAATTCAATTAAGTATGAGCATATATTAGATATACCAAAAGACAAACAAGCATTTGAGCTTGATTATGTTGATGGACGACAACTTTTTGTAGGACTAGTAAGTGAAGTTTCTTTTGACACAACACAAACATCAGGGGAATTTTCTTTGTCGTTTGAAACAACCGAACTACCATACTTTGAAAGTGTCGGTTATAGTACTGATCTTGAAAGTAATAACGACCCTGAAAAATGGTCGGTACCTGATAGATTGCCTACAAACGAAGGTGATAAGAGGCGTCAAATGACATTTTACAACACTAACTCAGGAGAAGTTTATTATAACGGTGATGTTCCTTTAACACAGTTTAATCAGTTTAATGTTGTTGAAATAGAGTTAGCTGAAGATGTTAAAGCTAATGATAAGGATGGATTCACTTTCTATACAGATAAAGGAAATATCTCAGTTATTAAGGAAGTTGATTTAAAAGCCGGAGATAAAATAATCTTCGACGGTAAACATACCTATAGAGGTTATTTAAATATAGATTCTTTTAATAAAACTTTAGAACAACCGGTTTTATATCCAGGCTGGAATCGATTCAAGTCTAATAAAGTAATGAAACAAATTACATTTAGACACAAATTATATTTTAGATAAGGAGTAGCCTATGCCAATTTTATTAAAAAGTCTACAGGGTGTAGGGCACGCTATTAATGTTAGTACAAAGGTAAGTAAAAAGCTAAATGAAGATAGTTCTTTGGATCTAACTATTATCGAGAACGCGAGTACGTTTGACGCAATAGGTGCTATAACTAAAATGTGGACGATCACTCATGTTGAAGGTGAAGATGATTTCAACGAATATGTAATTGTCATACTTGATAAGTCTACTATTGGCGAAAAAATAAGGCTTGATATCAAAGCTAGGCAAAAAGAACTTGATGACCTTAACAATTCTAGGATTTACCAAGAGTATAACGAAAGTTTTACAGGCGTTGAGTTCTTCAATACTGTCTTTAAAGGAACGGGTTATAAGTATGTATTACATCCAAAAGTAGATGCATCTAAATTCGAGGGATTAGGCAAAGGAGATACACGATTAGAAATCTTTAAAAAAGGACTTGAGCGTTATCATCTCGAATATGAATACGATGCAAAGACTAAAACGTTTCATTTGTATGATGAATTATCTAAGTTTGCCAATTATTACATTAAAGCTGGTGTGAATGCTGATAACGTCAAAATACAAGAAGATGCATCTAAATGTTATACCTTTATTAAAGGTTATGGTGATTTTGATGGACAACAGACTTTTGCAGAAGCGGGACTACAAATTGAATTCACTCATCCATTAGCACAATTGATAGGTAAAAGAGAAGCGCCACCGCTTGTTGATGGACGTATTAAAAAAGAAGATAGTTTAAAAAAAGCAATGGAGTTATTGATAAAGAAAAGTGTCACTGCTTCTATTTCCTTAGACTTTGTAGCGTTACGTGAACATTTCCCAGAAGCTAACCCTAAAATAGGTGATGTTGTTAGAGTGGTGGATTCTGCCATAGGATATAACGACTTAGTGAGAATAGTCGAAATCACTACACATAGAGATGCGTACAATAATATCACTAAGCAAGATGTAGTATTAGGAGACTTTACAAGGCGTAATCGTTATAACAAAGCAGTTCATGATGCTGCAAATTATGTTAAAAGCGTAAAATCTACAAAATCCGACCCATCTAAAGAACTAAAAGCATTAAACGCAAAAGTTAACGCAAGTTTATCTATAAATAATGAATTGGTTAAGCAGAATGAAAAAATAAACGCTAAAGTCGATAAGATGAATACTAAAACAGTTACAACTGCTAATGGTACGATCATGTACGACTTTACTAGTCAATCAAGTATAAGAAACATCAAATCAATTGGAACGATTGGCGACTCTGTAGCTAGAGGGTCGCACGCAAAAACTAATTTCACAGAAATGTTAGGCAAGAAATTGAAAGCTAAAACGACTAATCTTGCAAGAGGTGGCGCAACAATGGCAACAGTTCCAATAGGTAAAGAAGCGGTAGAAAACAGCATTTATAGACAAGCAGAGCAAATAAGAGGAGACCTAATCATATTACAAGGCACTGATGATGATTGGTTACACGGTTATTGGGCAGGCGTACCGATAGGCACTGATAAAACGGATACAAAAACGTTTTACGGTGCCTTTTGTTCTGCAATTGAAGTTATTAGAAAGAATAATCCAGATTCAAAAATACTAGTGATGACAGCTACAAGACAATGCCCTATGAGTGGTACAACAATACGCCGTAAAGACACGGACAAAAACAAACTAGGGTTAACACTTGAGGACTATGTAAACGCTCAAATATTAGCTTGTAGTGAGTTAGATGTACCAGTGTTTGACGCATATCACACAGATTACTTTAAGCCATACAATCCAGCTTTTAGGAAAGCGAGCATGGAGGACGGCTTACACCCTAACGAAAAAGGTCACGAGGTTATTATGTACGAGTTAATCAAGGATTATTACAGTTTTTACGACTAAAGGAGGCAACCAATGGCTTACGGATTAATTACAAGTTTACATTCAATGACAGGTCGGAAAATAGTTGCTCAACATGAGTATAACTATCGCTTGTTAGATGAAGGTATGAGCAAACTTGAGAAAATGTTTATATACCATCAAAAAGAAGAAATATACGCACACTCAGCGAAACAAATTAAATACTTGAATGACAGTGTTGAAGATTATTTAACGTATTTAAATGGCCGTTTTAGCAATATGATTCTAGGCCATAACGGCGACGGTATCAATGAAGTAAAAGACGCGCGTATTGATAATACAGGTTATGGTCATAAGACATTGCAAGATCGTTTGTATCATGATTATTCAACACTAGATGCTTTCACTAAAAAGGTTGAGAAAGCTGTAGATGAACACTATAAAGAATATCGAGCGACAGAATACCGATTCGAACCAAAAGAGCAAGAACCGGAATTTATCACTGATTTATCGCCATATACAAATGCAGTAATGCAATCATTTTGGGTAGACCCTAGAACGAAAATTATTTATATGACGCAAGCTCGTCCAGGTAATCATTACATGTTATCTAGATTGAAGCCCAACGGACAATTTATTGATAGATTGCTTGTTAAAAACGGCGGTCACGGTACACACAATGCGTATAGATACATTGATGGAGAATTATGGATTTATTCAGCTGTATTGGACAGTAACAAAAACAACAAGTTTGTACGTTTCCAATATAGAACTGGAGAAATAACTTATGGTAATGAAATGCAAGATGTCATGCCGAATATATTTAACGACAGATATACGTCAGCGATTTATAATCCGGTAGAAAATTTAATGATTTTTAGACGTGAATATAAACCCACTGAAAGACAACTTAAGAATTCGTTGAACTTTGTTGAGGTTAGAAGTGCTGACGATATTGATAAAGGTATAGACAAAGTATTGTATCAAATGGATATACCTATGGAATACACTTCAGATACACAACCTATGCAAGGTATCACTTATGATGCAGGTATCTTATATTGGTATACAGGTGATTCGAATACAGCCAACCCTAACTACTTACAAGGTTTCGATATAAAAACAAAAGAATTGTTATTTAAACGACGTATCGATATTGGCGGTGTGAATAATAACTTTAAAGGAGACTTCCAAGAAGCTGAGGGTCTAGATATGTATTACGATCTAGAAACAGGACGCAAAGCGCTTTTAATAGGGGTAACTATTGGACCTGGTAACAACAGACATCACTCAATTTATTCCATCGGCCAAAGAGGTGTTAACCAATTCTTAAAAAACATTGCACCTCAAGTATCGATGACTGATTCAGGCGGACGTGTTAAACCGTTACCAATACAGAACCCAGCATATCTAAGTGATATTACGGAAGTTGGTCATTACTATATCTATACGCAAGACACACAAAATGCGTTAGATTTCCCGTTACCGAAAGCGTTTAGAGATGCAGGTTGGTTCTTTGATGTACTGCCTGGACACTATAATGGTGCTCTAAGACAAGTACTTACCAGAAACAGCACAGGTAGAAATATGCTTAAATTCGAACGTGTCATTGACATTTTCAATAAGAAAAACAACGGAGCATGGAATTTCTGTCCGCAAAACGCCGGTTATTGGGAACATATCCCTAAGAATATTACAAAATTATCAGATTTAAAAATCGTTGGTTTAGATTTCTATATCACTACTGAAGAATCAAAACGATTTACTGATTTTCCTAAAGACTTTAAAGGTATTGCAGGTTGGATATTAGAAGTAAAATCGAATACACCGGGTAACACAACACAAGTATTAAGACGTAATAACTTCCCGTCTGCACATCAATTTTTAGTTAGAAACTTTGGTACTGGTGGCGTTGGTAAATGGAGTTTATTCGAGGGAAAGGTGGTTGAATAATGATAGTAGATAATTTTTCGAAAGACGATAACTTAATCGAGTTACAAACAACATCACAATATAATCCAATTATTGACACAAACATCAGTTTCTATGAATCAGATAGAGGAACTGGTGTTTTAAATTTTGCAGTAACTAAGAATAACAGACCGTTATCTATAAGTTCTGAACATGTTAAGACATCTATCGTGTTAAAAACCGATGATTATAACGTAGATAGAGGCGCTTATATTTCAGACGAATTAACGATAGTAGACGCAATTAATGGGCGTTTGCAGTATGTGATACCGAATGAATTTTTAAAACATTCAGGCAAGGTGCATGCTCAGGCATTCTTTACACAAAACGGGAGTAATAATGTTGTTGTTGAACGTCAATTTAGCTTCAATATTGAAAATGATTTAGTTAGTGGGTTTGATGGTATAACAAAGCTTGTTTATATCAAATCTATTCAAGATACTATCGAAGCTGTCGGTAAAGACTTTAACCAATTAAAGCAAAATATGGCTGATACACAAACGTTAATAGCAAAAGTGAATGATAGTGCGACAAAAGGCATTCAACAAATCGAAATCAAGCAAAACGAAGCTATACAAGCTATTACTGCGACGCAAACTAGTGCAACACAAGCTGTTACAGCTGAAGTCGATAAAATAGTTGAAAAAGAGCAAGCGATTTTTGAACGTGTTAACGAAGTTGAACAACAAATCAATGGCGCTGACCTTGTTAAAGGTAATTCAACAACAAATTGGCAAAAGTCTAAACTTACAGATGATTACGGTAAAGCAATTGAATCGTATGAGCAGTCCATAGATAGCGTTTTAAGCGCAGTTAACACATCTAGGATTATTCATATTACTAATGCAACAGATGCGCCAGAAAAGACGGATATAGGCACGTTAGAGAAGCCTGGACAAGATGGTGTTGATGACGGTTCTTCGTTCGATGAATCAACTTATACATCAAGCAAATCTGGTGTGTTAGTTGTTTATGTTGTTGATAATAATACTGCTCGTGCAACATGGTACCCAGACGATTCAAACGATGAGTACACAAAATACAAAATCTACGGCACATGGTACCCGTTTTATAAAAAGAATGATGGAAACTTAACTAAGCAATTTGTTGAAGAAACGTCTAACAACGCTTTAAATCAAGCTAAGCAGTATGTAGATGATAAATTCGGAACAACGAGCTGGCAACAACATAAGATGACAGAGGCGAATGGTCAATCAATTCAAGTTAACTTAAATAATGCGCAAGGCGATTTGGGATATTTAACTGCTGGTAATTACTATGCAACAAGAGTGCCGGATTTACCAGGTAGCGTTGAAAGTTATGAGGGTTATTTATCGGTATTCGTTAAAGATGATACAAACAAGCTATTTAACTTCACACCTTATAACTCTAAAAAGATTTACACACGATCAATCACAAACGGCAGACTTGAGCAACAGTGGACAGTTCCTAATGAACATAAATCAACGGTATTGTTCGACGGTGGCGCAAATGGTGTAGGTACAACAATCAATCTAACTGAACCGTACACAAACTATTCTATTTTGTTGGTAAGTGGAACTTATCCAGGTGGCGTTATTGAGGGATTCGGACTTACCGCATTACCTAACGCGATTCAATTGAGTAAAGCGAATGTAGTTGACTCAGACGGCAACGGTGGCGGTATTTATGAGTGCTTACTATCCAAAACAAGTAGCACTACTTTAAGAATAGATAACGATGTGTACTTTGATTTAGGTAAAACATCAGGTTCTGGAGCGAATGCCAACAAAGTTACTATAACTAAAATTATGGGGTGGAAATAATGAAAATCACAGTAAACGATAAAAACGAAGTTATCGGATTCGTTAATACTGGCGGTTTACGCAATAGTTTAGATGTAGATGATAACAATGTGCCTATTAAATTTAAAGAAGAGTTCGAACCTAGAAAGTTTGTTTTCACTAACGGCGAAATTAAATACAATAGCAATTTCGAAAAAGAAGACGTACCGAATGCATCAAACCAACAAAGTGCGTCAGATTTAAGTGATGAGGAACTTCGCGGAATGGTTGCAAGTATGCAAATGCAGATGACGCAAGTGAACATGTTGACAATGCAATTGACGCAACAAAACGCTATGTTAACACAACAGTTGACCGAACTGAAAACTAACAAAACAAATACTGAGGGGGACGTTTAAATGATGAAGATGATTTATCCAACTTTTAAAGACATTAAAACTTTTTATGTGTGGGGTTGCTATAAAAATGAGCAAATTAAGTGGTACGTAGACATGGGTGTAATCGACAAAGAAGAATATGCATTGATCACTGGTGAAAAATATCCAGAGGCAAAAGATGAAAAGTCACAGGTGTAATGCTTGAGGCTTTTTAATTTAACACAAAGTAGGTGGCGTAATGTTTGGATTTACCAAACGGCACGAACATGAATGGCGAATTAGAAGATTAGAAGAGAATGATAAAACAATGCTTAGCACTCTCAATGAGATTAAATTAGGTCAAAAAACTCAAGAGCAAGTTAACATTAAATTAGATAAAACTTTAGATGCTATCCAGAGGGAAAGACAGATAGACGAAAAAAATAAGAAAGAAAACGACAAAAATATACGCGATATGAAAATGTGGATTCTCGGTTTGATAGGGACTATCTTCAGTACGATTGTCATAGCTTTACTAAGAACTATTTTTGGTATTTAAAGGAGGTGATTACCATGCTTAAAGGGATTTTAGGATATAGCTTCTGGGCGTGCTTCTGGTTTGGTAAATGTAAATAACAGTTAAGAGTCAGTGCTTCGGCACTGGCTTTTTATTTTGATTGAAATGAGGTGCATACATGGGATTACCTAACCCAAAGACTAGAAAGCCTACAGCTAGTGAAGTGGTGGAGTGGGCAAAGTCGAATATTGGTAAGAGGATTAATATAGATAATTATCGGGGCAGTCAATGTTGGGATACACCTAACTTTATTTTTAAAAGATATTGGGGTTTTGTAACATGGGGCAATGCTAAGGATATGGCTAATTACAGATATCCTAAGGGTTTCCGATTCTATCGTTATTCATCTGGATTTGTACCGGAACCTGGAGACATCGCAGTTTGGCACCCTGGCAACGGAATAGGTTCGGACGGACACACCGCAATAGTAGTAGGACCATCTAATAAAAGTTATTTTTATAGCGTTGACCAAAACTGGGTTAATTCTAATAGTTGGACAGGTTCTCCGGGAAGTTTAGTAAGACACCCTTATGTAAGTGTTACAGGCTTTGTCAGACCTCCATATTCAAAAGATACTAGCAAACCTAGTAGTACTGATACAAGTTCAGCATCAAAAGCCAATGACTCAACAATTACTGGCGAAGCGAAGAAACCGCAATTTAAAGAAGTTAAAACAGTAAAATACACTGCTTACAGCAATGTTTTAGATAAAGAAGAGCACTTCATTGATCATATAGTTGTAATGGGTGATGAACGCTCAGATATTCAAGGATTATATATAAAAGAATCAATGCATATGCGTTCTGTAGACGAACTGTATACGCAAAGAAATAAGTTTATAAGCGATTATGAAATACCGCATTTATATGTCGATAGAGAGGCTACATGGCTTACTAGACCAACCAATTTTGATGACCCGCGTCACCCTAATTGGTTAGTTATTGAAGTATGTGGTGGTCAAACAGATAGTAAGCGTCAATTCTTAATGAACCAAATACAAGCTTTAATACGGGGTGTATGGTTGTTGTCAGGAACAGATAAAGAATTATCTGAAACGACGTTAAAGGTAGACCCTAATATTTGGCGTAGTATGAAAGATTTAATTAATTACGACTTGATTAAGCAAGGTATACCGGATAACGCAAAGTATGAGCAAGTCAAAAAGAAAATGCTTGAAATGTACATTAAACGAGATATATTGACGCGAGAAAATATTAAAGAAGTAACGACAAAAACAACAATAAGAATTAGTGATAAAACATCAGTTGACAGTGCGTCCACACGAGGCCCTACTCCATCAGACGAAAAACCAAGCATCGTTACTGAAACAAGTCCATTCACATTCCAGCAAGCACTGGATAGACAAATGTCTAGGGGTAACCCGAAAAAATCTCATACATGGGGCTGGGCTAATGCAACACGAGCACAAACGAGCTCTGCAATGAATGTTAAGCGAATATGGGAAAGTAACACGCAATGCTACCAAATGCTTAATTTAGGAAAGTATCAAGGCATTTCAGTTAGTGCGCTTAACAAAATACTTAAAGGAAAAGGAACGCTCGACGGACAAGGCAAAGCATTCGCGGAAGCTTGTAAGAAAAACAACATTAACGAAATTTATTTGATCGCGCACGCTTTCTTAGAAAGTGGATACGGAACAAGTAACTTCGCTAGTGGTAGATACGGTGCATATAATTACTTCGGTATTGGTGCATTCGACAACGATCCTGATTATGCAATGAAATTTGCTAAGAATAAAGGTTGGACATCTCCAGCAAAAGCAATCATGGGCGGTGCTAGCTTCGTAAGAAAGGATTACATCAATAAAGGTCAAAACACATTGTACCGAATTAGATGGAATCCTAAGAATCCAGCTACCCACCAATACGCTACTGCTATAGAGTGGTGCCAACATCAAGCAAGTACAATCGCTAAGTTATATAAACAAATCGGCTTAAAAGGTATCTACTTCACAAGGGATAAATATAAATAAAGAGGTGTGTAAATGTACAAAATAAAAGATGTTGAAACGAGAATAAAAAATGATGGTGTTGACTTAGGTGACATTGGCTGTCGATTTTACACTGAAGATGAAAATACAGCATCTATAAGAATAGGTATCAATGACAAACAAGGTCGTATCGATCTAAAAGCACATGGCTTAACACCTAGATTACATTTGTTTATGGAAGATGGCTCTATATTCAAAAATGAGCCCCTTATTATCGACGATGTTGTAAAAGGGTTCCTTACCTACAAGATACCTAAAAAGGTTATCAAACACGCTGGTTATGTTCGTTGTAAGCTGTTTTTAGAGAAAGAAGAAGAAAAAATACATGTCGCGAACTTTTCTTTCAATATCGTTGATAGTGGCATTGAATCTGCTGTAGCAAAAGAAATCGATGTTAAATTGGTAGATGATGCTATTACGAGAATCTTAAAAGATAACGCGACAGATTTATTGAGCAAAGACTTTAAAGAGAAAATAGATAAAGATGTCATTTCTTACATCGAAAAGAATGAAAGTAGATTTAAAGGTGCGAAAGGTGATAAAGGCGAACCGGGACAACCTGGAGCAAAAGGTGAAGCAGGTAAAAAAGGAGAACAAGGCGCACCCGGTAAAAACGGTACTGTAGTATCAATCAATCCTGACACTAAAATGTGGCAAATTGATGGTAAAGATACAGATATCAAAGCAGAACCTGAGTTATTGGACAAAATCAATATCGCAAATGTTGAAGGGTTAGAAAATAAATTGCAAGAAGTTAAAAAAATCAAAGATACAACTCTCAACGACTCTAAAACGTATACGGATTCAAAAATTGCTGAACTAGTTGATAGCGCGCCTGAATCTATGAATACATTAAGAGAATTAGCAGAAGCAATACAAAATAACTCTATTTCAGAAAGTGTATTGCAACAGATTGGCTCAAAAGTTAGTACAGAAGATTTTGAGGAATTCAAACAAACACTAAATGATTTATATGCTCCAAAAAATCATAATCATGACGAGCGGTATGTTTTGTCATCTCAAGCTTTTACTAAACAACAAGCGGATAATTTATATCAACTAAAAAGCGCATCTCAACCGACGGTTAAAATTTGGACAGGAACAGAAAATGAATATAACTATATATATCAAAAAGACCCTAATACACTTTACTTAATTAAGGGGTGATTTTTATGGAAGGTAATTTTAAAAATGTAAAGAAACTTATTTACGAAGGCGAAGAATATACAAAAGTATATGCTGGAAATATCCAAGTATGGAAAAAGCCTTCATCTTTTGTAATAAAACCCTTACCTAAAAATAAATATCCGGATAGCATAGAAGAATCAACAGCAAAATGGACAATAAACGGAGTTGAACCTAATAAAAGTTATCAGGTGACAATAGAAAATGTACGTAGCGGTATAATGAGGGTTTCGCAAACTAATTTAGGTTCAAGTGATTTAGGAATATCAGGAGTCAATAGCGGAGTTGCAAGTAAAAATATCAACTTTAGTAATCCTTCAGGGATTTTGTACGTCACTATAAGTGATGTTTATTCAGGATCTCCGACATTGACCATTGAATAATTTTAAACGACTAATTTTTTAGTCGTTTTTTATTTTGGATAAAAGGAGCAAACAAATGGATATTAACTGGAAATTGAGATTCAAAAACAAAGCAGTACTAACTGGTTTAGTTGGAGCATTGTTGCTATTTATCAAGCAAGTCACGGATTTATTCGGATTAGATTTATCTACTCAATTAAATCAAGCTAGCGCAATTATAGGCGCTATCCTCACGTTACTTACAGGTATTGGCGTTATTACTGACCCAACGTCAAAAGGCGTCTCAGATTCATCTATAGCACAGACATATCAAGCGCCTAGAGATAGCAATAAAGAAGAACAACAAGTTACGTGGAAATCATCACAAGACAGCAGTTTAACGCCGGAATTAAGCACGAAAGCACCAAAAGAATATGATACATCACAACCTTTCACAGACGCCTCTAACGATGTTGGCTTTGATGTGAATGAGTATCATCATGGAGGTGGCGACAATGCAAGCAAAATTAACTAAAAAAGAGTTTATAGAGTGGTTGAAAACTTCTGAGGGAAAACAATTCAATGTGGACTTATGGTATGGATTTCAATGCTTTGATTATGCCAATGCTGGTTGGAAAGTTTTGTTTGGATTACTCCTAAAAGGTGTAGGCGCAAAAGATATTCCGTTCGCTAACAACTTCGACGGATTAGCTACTGTATACCAAAATACACCGGACTTCTTAGCACAACCTGGCGACATGGTGGTATTCGGTAGTAACTACGGTGCTGGATATGGTCACGTTGCATGGGTTATCGAAGCAACTTTAGATTATATCATTGTATATGAGCAGAATTGGCTCGGCGGTGGCTGGACTGACGGAATCGAACAACCCGGCTGGGGTTGGGAAAAAGTTACAAGACGACAACATGCTTACGACTTCCCTATGTGGTTTATCCGTCCAAACTTCAAAAGCGAAACAGCTCCACGATCAGTTCAATCTCCTACGCAAACACCTAAAAAAGAAACAGCTAAGCCACAACCTAAAGCAGTAGAACTTAAAATCATCAAAGATGTGGTTAAAGGTTATGACCTACCTAAGCGTAGTAGTAACCCTAAAGGTATAGTTATACACAACGACGCAGGAAGCAAAGGGGCGACTGCTGAAGCATATCGTAACGGATTAGTAAATGCACCTTTATCAAGATTAGAAGCGGGCATTGCGCATAGTTACGTATCAGGCAACACAGTTTGGCAAGCCTTAGATGAATCACAAGTAGGTTGGCATACCGCTAATCAAATAGGTAATAAATATTATTACGGTATTGAAGTATGTCAATCAATGGGCGCAGATAACGCGACATTCTTAAAAAATGAACAGGCAACTTTCCAAGAATGCGCTAGATTGTTGAAAAAATGGGGATTACCAGCAAACAGAAATACAATCAGATTGCACAATGAATTTACTTCAACATCATGCCCTCATAGAAGTTCGGTTTTACACACTGGTTTTGACCCAGTAACTCGCGGTCTATTGCCAGAAGACAAGCGGTTGCAACTTAAAGACTACTTTATCAAGCAGATTAGGGCGTACATGGATGGTAAAATACCGGTTGCCACTGTCTCTAATGAGTCAAGCGCTTCAAGTAATACAGTTAAACCAGTTGCAAGTGCATGGAAACGTAATAAATATGGTACTTACTACATGGAAGAAAGTGCTAGATTCACAAACGGCAATCAACCAATCACAGTAAGAAAAGTGGGGCCATTCTTATCTTGTCCAGTGGGTTATCAGTTCCAACCTGGTGGATATTGTGATTATACAGAAGTGATGTTACAAGATGGTCATGTTTGGGTAGGATATACATGGGAGGGGCAACGTTATTACTTGCCTATTAGAACATGGAATGGTTCTGCCCCACCTAATCAGATATTAGGTGACTTATGGGGAGAAATCAGTTAGAATGACATAGTCATGTCTATTTAAGCAGGTGCGTTACATACCTGCTTTCTATTTACATTTAAAGATAAAATGTGCTATTATTTTACTAGAACTTTTTAACATTTCTCTCAAGATTTAAATGTAGATAACAGGCAGGTACTACGGTACTTGCCTATTTTTTATGCAAATTTAAAAAAACACTTGCTTAATAAACAATTGTTTAGTATAATTATATTTGTAGGTTAGTTGATGACTTACAAATTATGTGTAAGGAGGTGAAAAGCCTCATGCTAGACATAATAAAAACACTTCTAGAACATCAAGTATTGGCAGTACTGATAATTCCAGAAGTGTTAAAACAACTTAGAGAATGGCATCTCGGCTACCTAGACCGAAAGCCAAACAACAAAGATTAACATTATGCTTGGAGCCTGATGGCTCCTCCTTACACTTATATAATATAATATTATTTGGAGGTTTTCAATTATGACAGAACAAATGTATTTAATATTGTTTTTATTAAGCCTACCATTGTTATTATTTATCGGGAGAAAAACACATTTTTATTGTTTAGATAAAAAGAATGGACGTAGATAATATGAGTGATTATAAATTAAAAATAATTGAATTGATCAAAAGTGATATAACAGGTTACCAAATTCACAAACAAACTGGCGTAGCGCAATATGTAATTTCACAATTAAGGCAAGGAAAGCGCGAAGTAGATAACTTAACTTTAAATACAACTGAAAAACTATACAGTTACGCACGACAAGTGTTATGA